AACTTGCTGAATTAGATTCTAATGGGTTTGAAATCAAAGTTGATGGTTCAGTTGTAGGACTTGATTACCAAGTTAAAAGCTCTGATAATCTTATCCTTCTAGTACGTCAAATCAAAGGAAATAAATAAATAATGTAACAACTCTATAGCAGTAAGGTTATCCTTATTGCTCTCTTTAGAGTAAGTAATGTTTGTTGCTTATTGTAAAGAGAGTAATAAGTCTTACTTTCTAAACAAAACCAAAACAAATTAAGGAGGAAGGATAATGGGAAAAATAAATTATTTAGAAAGAAGTAGTAGAAGTGACAAATTAGTAAGTTTACAAAATGCAATATTTGAAAAAGTAATGGGAAAAGAAATAAGAGATTTTAAAAGCTCAGCACTAAATGTTGAATTTCATTTGATGCGTGGAACACAAATGAGTTATTCAGAACTTGGAGATAAAAATAGAATATTTATATTAACGAATATAAATGGAGGTAAACATTTTCAAGAAGAAGGTATGAAAATACTTGAGAACAATGGAGAGTTTGAGTATTTGGATAAAGTTTATTATGGGAGATACCCAACTTCTTCTGTTTTAAAAAGTATGTTTAATGATTTTGCAACATTAATAAATACAGGTTCAATTCAAATACACGCTCCAATATTTATAAGTAAAAATATGTTTCATGATACACAATATGGTGCTTGGAAACAAAGAATAGAAGATGTAGGACTTGATGAAGCTTATGATGAAAAAATAGCTCATGATGCGTTAATCTTTGAAAAAATACTTGAGTATTTTAAAAATGATATTCTAAGAGCTGTAGAAGCTAAAGAAGTAACAATTGAAGATATGATTGAAATAATAGAAGAAAACTTCAAAAGCTCTTATCTTAGAGAAAAAGAGAATATTAAAAGTAGATATAATGAAGCAATGCATCAAATACAATATTATACAGACCAGTTGACACAATATATAAAAAGAAAAGAGCAATATTCTTATGAATATGAAAGTTATAATGTTCCTGAAATAGATAAAGATAAAATAAGAAAGGATATAGAACTTATTAAAAATGACAAAAAAGTAAAAAATGTTATTTTTAGTAAAGATGGAAATAAAAATTTCCTTGTTGTTGAAACAAATCCACTTATTATGCGTGGGACAAAAGACCCTAATGATTTAAGATATGTTGGCGAATCAACAATAAAGATAAATATATCTCCAAGTACAGTTGATGTACGTTTTTACACAGAGCAAAAAAGAAAAGGTTATTGGTCAGACGAAGACCCACATCCACATGTATCAAAATTAGGAAATCCATGTTTAGGTTCTGCTTCTGAAATAATTGCTCAACTTTTAATAAGTAGAGAATGGTATGCTCTTGCAACTATATGCATAAACTTCCTTGAATCGTATAATGAAGATGATGTAGCAGGAAAGAGTTATAAATATTATGATAAAGTTACATTAAATGAAGATGGAAGTGTGAAAATTGGTAAACCTGGGTCAAGAGAAGCTCAATCAGGAAGAAGAGATGAAGATGAAAGAGATGAAGATGATTATTTTATTTGTGATGGATGTGGTGAAGAAGTAAATTCTGAAGATTGTACTGTTGTTTATGCAGATTTAGATGATTATACACATGGTGTACAAACACACGTTTGCGATGATTGCTTAAATAATTATTATTATAATGAAGAATTGGGTGCTTATATACCAAATAATATAAGAGAAGTTGTGACAGATATAAGCGGTGTTTATAGAGATTTTGATGATGTAACAACTGTTTATTTAGACTTAGATGATTATGAAAATGACGATAGAACTTACGTTTTAAATTATGAATTGGATAATTATGAAGATAGACAGACATTCCATGGAAATATAATTTTAGAAGCAAGTGATATTAGAATGTGCTTTATGAATGGAGAACTATATAATTTGTCAGATGGAGATATGTATATAACAAGAGATGGAAATGAAGTATTTGTATCTGATGGAAATAGAGAAAATTTCTTTGAACAACAAGGAATAAGAGAGGGAGAATAATATGCTAAAGAAAACTGGTGAAGCTAAAATAACACTTGCTAAAAAGCCTATGGTACTATTTTCATCTGATGCGATATTAAAGATGAAGTTATATACAAAAGAAGTAAATGATGAAGTAGGTTGGCTTGGTACTGTAAATAAAATAGGAAACAACTATTACGTTAGTGATGTATTCTTATTTGAACAAGATGTTCATGGAACTACAACTGAAATAACTCCTGAAGGACTTACTGTTTTTGCAGAAGAAATACTTCAAGAAGAAGATGGTGTTGAAAAATGGAACAATATGAAGCTTTGGGGACATTCTCATGTTAACATGGGAGTGTTCGCTTCTTCTCAAGATGATAAGCAAATCAAAGAGCTTAAAGCTAATACTGATTTTTTCATCAGAGTAATAATGAATAAAAAAGATGAAATAAAAATAGATATAATGGATGATGAAATAGTAGTTGAAAATGCTGATTTTGCAGAAATAAACAATCATGATGTTACAAATCTATTAAAACTAATAGAAGAAGCAAAAGCTCAAATAGAAGAAATTAAACTTAAACGTGAAGAGGAATTAGCTGTTGAAGTAAAAAAGGAAGTAAAGGAGAAAGTAAGGGAAAAGAGAAGTGTAACAACAGCAATTGGTATGGGGCATTATGGAAGTTTTTATGGAAGAAATTCATATGCTAATTATTTAGATGAAGATAATTATGATGTGTATAGTAATGTAAAAAAAAATAAAGTAAGAACGGAAGAAGAAGAACAAGATATATTAGAAGGAAGAATAATATATGATGATGTAGAAGATTATATTGATGTTGATACGCTGATTGAAATAGCAACAGCTAAAAACAGAAAAGAGATAGAAACAATACTTCGTATATCAGGTTATGGGTATGACTATTTCGATTCAAAAGAAATAGAAACAATAATAAGATATTCTCAAGATTTACTTGTGAAGATATGTGATGAACAAACAGAAGAAGATGAAAAAAAAGGAGTGAATTAAATGGCTGTATCTGATGTGGATATTTCAAGACATAGGGAATTGTTTGACCCAAACAAATTCAATAAAGCAATTCATGTAATAGGTGCAGGAGCTACTGGAAGTTGGTTAGTGTTTTCACTTGCAAAACTTGGATTAACTGATATCCACGTATATGACTTTGATAAAGTTGAAGCTCATAACATAGCTAATCAACTGTTCTCTATTTCTGATATAGGAGAATACAAAGTAGAAGCTCTTAAACGAATCATAAAAGATACAACTGGAACTGAAATTACAATTCATAACAAAGAAGTTAAAGAAGAAGCATTTTCAGGGATAGTGTTCATGATGATTGATACTATGGCAGGAAGAAAAGCTATATATGAATCGTCAGTGAAGTATAAACCTGCTGTAAGCTTATTAATTGAGCCTAGAATGGGACTTCACATGGCAAGGATATATAACATACTTCCACTTAATAACTCTTCTCTAAACGAATATGAAAAGACATTTTACACTGATGAAGAAGCTGAAGTTTCTGCTTGTGGAAATAGTATGACAGTAATATCATCTGCTCTTGCTGTTACAGCATGGTGTGTAAGACAATTAATTAACTTTGCAAATGAATGTGAGATGGATGAAGAAATTCTAATTGAATTGCAAAACAACTACATCATCACATCAAAGTGGAAGTAATTGGTTGAAATAAAAAACAAAACTAAAGCAATGCTTCAATTGGAGGAAAAATTCAATCTTCCTTTTGAAGCGTTACTTTATAAATTATATGTAGTAGATGATATGAAGCAAGAAGATATGTCTAAGTTTTTAAATATCCCAAGAAAAACATTGATTATTTGGCTAAGAAAAGCTAAAATACACTCTCATAAATTAAAAAGTTTGGAGAAGTATTTAGATGAAAATAACTGCGAATAAATTAGATGAATTAATCTTTATTCCAAACCTATTAAACCCTAAAAAAATAAAACAACTCAAACTACCTCTTGAGTTCATAGCGTTTGGTTATATAGAAGGAAAACTTTATAAAAAGGAAAAAACTGCTGTACTTACAAAAGCAAAGAAAAGTGTAAGAGGAAATAGCGTTGTATACGGAGCAGTTTTCTTGTGTAAGCGTTTCGATTACTATGATAGAGTTTTAGATGGTTTGTTTGGGTGTTCTATGTCAGCACTTAAAAAGAACCATGAAAAAGATTTTATGCATAGAATTGAAGAAAGCGTAACAATAATTAAATTCTCTACTATAAGAGATTTAGTATATTTAAATTATAAGGAGGTGATGGTTGTAAATGTTCAGACTTGGTTTGCTAACCCTATGCATAAAAGCTATTCCACCTTGACAGAAAAACATAATAGAATAGTAGATGGAATTTTAGCAGAAGATTTTTATAGATTATACAAGGAGGTAGATTAATGCCAAAATTTATTGAGAATTATGAAGAGTTAATAGAAAGAATAGGTGCTTTTGAAGCAAGTAATAAGTTACTTGACGAACTTCAACAAGTAATAAGCACTGAAGAAAACTCTTCAAATGAAATAGCTAATAAAGTAGTGTTATTTATACATGAAAAAAAGGCTAAATTGCAAGAAGAAAATAAAGAAATTACAGCTAGTGCATTGGTTCATATAATGAAAGCAATGTCTAATAAAGCTGAAGAAAACGCAGGAGGTAATTAAATGAGTTGGGATTTTAAAAACGATAATCAAGGCGATTCAAAGAAAATGGAGTTTACAAGATTACCTGAAGGAATTACTAGGGTAAGAGTTGTAGGACTTGAACCTCATATAAGATGGAATCACTGGTTAAACGCATTAAAGAAAAGCATAAATTGTGCAGGAAAAGGTTGTGCAATTTGTGAAGTAAGAAATAGACAAAAAGAAAATAACGAAACACCTTCTTACAATATGGCTAGAAGATTTTCTATTTGGGTTATAAATAGAGAAACTGGAAAACTAGAAGTGTTAGAACAAGGTGTGACGTTCTTCGAAGATTTACGTGACATTATGGAAGAGTTAGCTGATGATGGTAAAACTCTAAGAGATGTAGATTTAAAGATAAGAAGAAAAGGTGAAAAAACAAACACAACGTATAGAATTTCTGTAGATACAGAAAGTCCTCTATCCGAATCGGATGAAAAGTTAATGGAAGAAATGTTCGATTTATCAGAATATTTTAGACCATCCACTTTAGAACAAGCAATGGCTATTGTAAATGGTGCTACTTGGGAAGAAGTAATGGAAATGGGAAAGAATGATGATGATAATGAAGATAAAGATATTGAATTAAAATAACATAAGAAGGATTAATCTCCTTCTTTTTAGTTGGAGGACAATATGTCAAAAGAATGTGGTTGTGTAGAAATAAAAGTATTACAAGTATTTAAACAAAACTGCAATTCAAATAAAGAAGTTGAAATGACATGTAGCAAAATAGCAAAAGAAATAGGTTACAAAAAATCAGGTGGAATATTATCCTATGCAATACAACTTCTAGCTATGAAAGGTTATATTGAAGTTTTGGGGAAAGGGAGGTATAGAGTATTGAATGAGCATACCAGTCAACGGAACTCATGCTAAAGAAGTAGCGTTACACTTCTTAGAGAGAACTCAAGAAAAATATACTCCTGCAATGGTTAAAAAAACTATTGGGCAGGTCAAAACACTAATGTCTTATGGTTATACAAGAGATGAAGTAATAAAGACAATAGATTACCTGATTGATGTAAAGAGAGTGAATATGTATTCTCTAGGATATGTTAATTCTGCTATAAATAATGTTTTGGAAGAATTAAAAACATTAGAGTATAATAAAAAAGCAGAAGAGATATTACAAAATATTGAATACGATTCAAAGGAGGTTACAATCAATGAGGAATCAGCAGAAAGAAACAGAGAGAAAGGAGAAAGATTTGGTACTAACACCGGGTTCGGAAAGAAACATAATTTCGATATGCTTAAAGGACATGGAGAAGATTAATGAACTTGAGAATCAGGAAGTATCGGTTGAACATTTTTCAACGGAAGGTCATAAGTATATTTTCATTGCAATGATGTATTTGTATAGTAAAAAAATCAAGCCTACACCACTAACTATACTTGAAGTAATAACCTCAGAAAGTGCTAGAAAAGCAATAGAGGATTTAGGTGGACTTGAATATCTAACTGCATTAACTGAAGTGGAAATACCTACAGAAAATCTTCCGTTTTTTATTGGAAAAATTAAGCAAAGTTTTGCTAGAAAAATGCTTTACAATATAGCAGAAGAAGTTATGGATTTTGTAATCTCACCTAAAAGTGAAATATTAAATCCACAAGAACTTATATCACACGTAGAAGCCAAATTAGACGATTTAAGCGTTAATACTTCTGTAAGTGAAGAAGTATATAAGATGGGTGATAAAACTGAAGAAGTATTGGAAGAACGCTCTAAACATCCTGCAAAGATACCCGGAATAGAAACAGGTTGGGAAGAGTTTGATAGGCTTACAAATGGTGGACAACCAGGTGATTTGATAATAGTTTGTGCTCCAAGTAAAACTGGTAAATCAGTTACTCTTACAAATTGGGCAACAAAGATTGCGATTCACGATAAAATGCCTATACTTTACTTTGACACTGAAATGAATGAAAGAGAACAAGAAGATAGAATACTTGCTAATTTAACAGGTATACCTCATTCAGAAATAATTTCAGGTGGATATGTTCTTGATTCGATAAATGGTAAAGCTGAAGAAAAAATAGCAAAGCTTAAAAAAGCAAAAGAAATGCTTGGAACTGGTCATTACTATCATATATATCTTCCTCATTTCACTATTGAAAAAGTAACTGCTCTTTCAAGAAAGTTTATGAATCAAATTGGAATAAAGGCTATATTTTTTGATTATATAAAAATACCTTCATCACAAGCTGATTTTAAATCAATGCAAGAGTATCAAGCTTTAGGCTTTTTCACTTCAGGTCTGAAAGACCTAGCAGGAACGTTGAAAATACCAGTATTTACAGCATGTCAAGCAAATAGAAGTGATTTAAATAGCAATTCACCTGATGCTTCTATGATTGGTGGAAGTTATAGAATACTTCAACTTGCTACAAAATTGATATTTTTAACAAATAAGAATCCTGAAGATATAGCGAAACAAGGTATAATAAATGGTAATCAGCAGTTATGGATAAAATATCAACGTAATGGTGCTTCTGATTGTAGTCCTATAAATATTATGTTTGATAAAGCAATATTAAGGCAAAGAGAAGCAAAGTAGGTAAAACATGGATGCTGTAGAATTACTAGCAAAACAAGATATATCTAAATTAATGGAGTATTATGGTTTTGAAGAAATGAGGTATGACGGAAATAAAATTAGAGCATGTTGTAAAATACATGGTGGAAACAATCCTTCAGCATTTGTAGTGGATACTGAAACTAATTATTATTTCTGTCATACTGGTTGTGGAAAAGGTGGTGACATCTTTACTCTTGTGATGGTTATGGAAGATATAGGATTTATTGATGCAGTTAAGTTTGTATCGAACTTCTATAACGTTGATATAGCAAATATGCAAATCAAAGAAAGAGAGAAGAAGCAACTAAGAGAAATTCAAGACTTTATACGAATCGTAAAAAAGAAGAGAAGAAAAAATTTAGAAGAATATTTACCAAGAGTTGTAAAGAAAGAAGTTGCTAGATTTAGAAAGTTTAAAGAAGAAACAATAAACTATTTTGGAATGTTTTATGCAAGTGAAATAGATGTTGTTAAAAATGGAGAAGTTAAAACTTTAGTTAATAAATTATACTTTCCTATAAAATGGGATGGAAAAATAATTGGAGCACTTCTAAGAAGGACAAATGAAAAAGAAAGAATAAAGTGGAATAACCAACCTGAAGGAATACAAACAGGTGATTTACTTTATAACTATGATAATGCATTAGGAAAAGAAGAGGTTATTGTAGTAGAAGGATTACTTGATGTATGGGCATTTCATGAATTGGGATTAACTGCTGTAGCAACATTTGGTGCTCACTTAACTAAAGAACAAGCATATCTGTTAATAAAAACTGGTGCAACAATAATACTTTGTTATGATGGAGATGAAGCAGGAGAATTAGCAACAAAAAAAGCAATTGAAATGCTTTCAAATAAAGCAGATTTATTTAAAATAACGCTTAATCAGGGAGATGACCCTGAATGCATAAGTAGGGAGGAATTATATGAGCGATACGCAAACAGAAAACGTGTCTAAAGAAGTAGTTTATGATGTGGTTAATAAGCCTAGACATTATAATTTCGGTTCAATAGAAGTTATAGATTTTATTAAACAGGTTGTAAACACACATAAAAATCCACATGCAGGATACTGTATTGGTAATGTAATAAAATATGTAGCTAGAGCTATGGTTAAAGGTAAACCTGTTGAAGATTTACGCAAAGCAGGTTGGTATTTAAATGAAGCAATAAAAATAATATCTGAAGAAGGTGACTTATATGTGGATAATGGAAGATAAATTATCTTATGAGATAACAGGAGTTAATATACATGAAACTTCTGAAGGTTTGTTTGAACTTTGGGTTACTAAAAAAGATAACAAAACAAAGTTAGTTAAAAGAAGTAATGACAAAGAAGAAATACAGCTAATCAAAGAAGCAATAGATTATGCAATCAAAATTGGTGATAAAGTATTGGAGTTGAAATAATGTTCGGACATTTACACTTACACACAATGTATTCAACACTTGATGGAATGGGTAAAATAGATGAAATATTTCAAAGAGCTAAAGAATTAGGACAAGAATTTGTAGCTATAACAGACCATGGAAGTACTTCTGCACTTTGGGAAGCTCAAAAAGCAAGTGAAAAGTATGGAATAAAAGCAATACTTGGAACTGAATTTTACATTGAAAGAGAAATAGATGGGAAAAATGGTCATTTAATTGCTCTTGCAATGAACGAGGTTGGTCTTAGAAACATCTTTAAGCTTCAAGAGTATGCTTATATTAAGAACTTTTATAAGAAGCCTAGAATTGATTTTAAGACGTTGTGTAAACATAAAGAAGGACTTATTATATTATCTGCTTGCTTAGCAAATGATATTTCTCAGTTCATACTAGACGGACAAGAGCATGTTGCTTCAAATATAGCAGATAAATATAAAAAGGAGTTTGGAGATAACTTTTATTTAGAAATACAATCAAATACTATTCCTGAACAAATGGTAGTTAATAAAGCTATTGTAAATATTGGGAATAAACTAGATATAAAAATTGTTGCTACAAACGATGTTCATTATGTTTATAAGGAAGATGCTTTTGCTCAAGAAGTGTTATTAGCACTTCAGATGAATAAAAAATGGAATGACCCAAAAAGATATAAATTCTCAACTAATGATTTTTGGCTTAAATCAGAAGAAGAAATGTTATCTGAATTGAAGCATCATATAGGAGAAAGAGAAGCAGTTAAAGCTTTAAACATTACAAAAGAAATAGCTGATAAATGTAATGCTAAAATAGAAGTTAAAAACAGACTTCCAAAATTCTATAAAACTGCAAACGACAATCAAAGAGAATTGTTAGTTGATTTGGTTAAAGAAGGTTTAAAACGTGAAGATAGAAAGCATTTAGTAAACGATAAGAAGTTTATGGCTGAAGTGCAAAATGAAATTGATGTAATAGATAGAAATGGTTATAGCGATTATTTCTTAATAGTTTCTGATTATGTAACTTCGGCAAAAAGAAATAAAGTAATTGTAGGAGATGGTAGAGGAAGTGGTGCAGGAAGTAAAGTAGCATGGCTAACTGGAATAACAGAAATACCACCTCATGAATACGATTTGATATTTGAAAGATTTCTAGCTGATGGAAGAGAGCCTGATATAGATTCAGACTTCTCAGACCAAGAAGCAGTATTTAAAGATTTGCAAAGTAAGTATGGCGAAGAAAACGTAGCAAGAATTGTAGCATTTGGAACTTTAACACCAAGAGCAGTATGCAGAAAGGTTTTATCAGTTTTTGAGGTAGACAAAAAAGACATAACTGAAATATCAAAACTTATACCTGATTTGTGTGAATCAATGCAAAAAGCATATGATAGCAATAAATTGCTTTTAAAATATAAAGAGAAATATCCTGAAGAGTTTTCAGTAATTGAAAGACTTGAAGGAGTAGTATCTCATGAATCACAACACGCAGGTGGAGTAATAATCTATCCAAATCTATCATCAATTCTTCCTGTTAAATCCAATTCAGAAGATAGAAGTGTAAGAATAGTAGGTTTTGACAAGTATATGTTAGAAGAATTACATTTTTTTAAGTTTGATATACTTGGACTTACAACATTACCTATTATTAAATACACTTTAGATTCAATTGAAAGAGTTACTGGAGAACAAATAAACCTTAAAGAAATTGATTTGGAAGATGAAAACGTATATGAAATGCTTTGTAAAGGAGATGTATCAGGAGTATTTCAACTTTCAGGACAAAAAGATAAAGTTATCAAACAGCAACCAAAAAACTTTAGAGATTTAATAGCTATAAATGCGATTATAAGACCAGGCACAGCAGACTTTGATGAATACATTTCAAGAAGAAGAGGAAGCAAATGGGAAATACATCCAAGTAGAATGAGATATATGAAAGAAACAGAAGGTTTAATAGTGTATCAGGAACAATATTTACTTGATGCGAATACTTTTGCAGGATGGGATTTTGCATTTGCTGATAAAAACATAAGAAAGAATAAAAACATTCTTGAAGATGAAAAGTTAAGAGAAAAATTTATTAACGATTCGGTTGAAAGAGGTTATGATAAACAAGAAGCAGAAGAGCTTTGGGATGAAATATCAAACATTGTAGCAGGGAAATATGGGTTCAACAAGGCTCACTCAGCTTCTTATGCAGTACTTTCTTATGAAACAGCTTGGTTAAAGTATTATTATCCTGAACATTTCTATTCAGCTATTATGACTTATGAAGATAGTGGAACTGATGGACAATCTAAAATAGGGAAGTATATAACTGAATGTAGAAATAATGGGATTAGTATAATACCACCTGATATAAACACTTCATTTGATACGTTTATCGCAGGTGATAAGACAATAAGTTACAAACTAACATCAGTAAATACCGTAGGCGATTCAGCAATCAAATCAATAATTGATATGCGACCTATAAAAAGCTTTGATGATTTCTTAGAGCGTAGAGTAAAAAAAGATATAAGAGCTAATGTGATAAGAAATTTAATTAAAGCAGGATGCTTTGATTTTGAAGAACCAAATAGAGGGAAGCTGATGAATAAATTTGATAAAATAGATAGAGGAAAAGACTTCCACAAATCAGAATTTAATGATAAAATTAAATGCCAATGGGAAAAAGAAAGTCTAGGAATTTATTTATCATCAAATCCACTTGATAAGTATAGTTTTGAACCATTAGAAGATTTACAAGATAATTCTATAGTGGTTCAAGGTGGAGAAGTAGTATCTATTAAAGAGTTTAAAGATAAAAATGGAGGACTTATGGCTTTCATAAATTTTGAAACTCTATTTGGTACAATCAAATTGATATCTTTTGCTAGTGTTTGGGAAAAAAGCCAATCACTTAGAGATATAATAAATTCAGGAAATATAATCATGGTTAAAGGAAGAAAAAGTAACAGTGATATGTTTCTTGAGAGTGCAGAAATATTAAGTTAATAAAAGGAGGAATTGAATGAAGGTTAATATTATAAGCATTTATGGAACATGGAGAGAAATAGCCAATTCAGCAAGAACTACAATAGGACTTGATGGAACTAATGGAAAAGTTTCCGAATCATGGAAAAAGAGAATGCTATTATGCGAACACTCACCAACTAGAAAACTTAAAGTATCTTGGAAGTGGACAGACTTGCCTTATTGGATAAGTACTCACTTTGTAAGACATAAGTTTGGAATTGAGCATTTCGTTTCAACTCAAAGAACAGATAGAACTGGAATTGATAGAAATGAATTACCTCAAGGAAGTTTGGTGATGCATGAAGCAGAAGCAAATGCTCAAACAATAATCAATATTTCAAGAAGAAGATTATGTACTTCATCTTCAGTTGAAACAAGAAATGCTTGGAGAAGCTTTTTAGATGAATTGAAGAAAGAAGAACCTGAACTTGTATCTGTTTGTGTACCTGATTGTATTTATAGAGGACATTGCTATGAATATCAAACTTGTGGATTCTCACAAACTCCTGAATATAAAAAACAACTTGAAGATTATAGGAGGATATAATGGAAATAACAATAAATTTTGATAAAGAAAATGGAATAACTGTTAAATCAAGTGAACAAGTAACTTTAGCTGAATTGGTGGGAATGTTAGAAATAGCTAAAACAGTTGTTTTAAATAACAAAATGGATAAGGAAGTAGAATCCGAATCAGAATATGAAATGTAGAAACTGCTTCTCAGAAATAAATGGAGCACACGTTACTTGTAGCGTGTGTTCTAAAGAACTTCATGAAGAATGTGCAGTTAAGAAAGAAGGAGAATTTCTTTGTGATTTGTGTAATATGGAAAAACGCACAACAGGAAAAAAGGACAAATCAATAGTAATTCCTGAAGTGATAAGACGTTCTCACATAGAAACATATAGAACTTGCCCATTTAAATTCATGCATGAAGTTATAAACAATGTAGTACAACCACCAAATATATATACTCAGCTTGGAATTGATTTACACGATATGTTCGATAAAGAAGGTAAAGAAAACTTCTATGGTTCTCCTGAAGTTATGAAAGAAGAATATATGAAGTTATTCGAAGAATATCCTGATTACTTCTTCGAGAGAGTATCAAGAAGTGATATGAAGAAAAGAGCAGAAACTTCTATAGAAACGTTCTATAATATCATTGCAAATATGGGAGAACAGTTTGCTTCTGAAGTTACAATACAGTTTTCAGTAGGAGATAATCTTCCTAAAGTACAAATGACTTTTGATAGAATTAACCAAAATGAAAATGGAAACTTAGAAGTGTTTGATTGGAAAACTGGTTCAGTAATGGTTGGTCAAAAGTTATCAAGCGATATACAAGCTCCTTTGTATATAAAAGGAATACAAGACCACTATAATAAACAAGTTGATTCGTTTACATTTTTATATGTAAATGAGAATAAGGAAAGAGTATTCAATCGAATTGATGATTTAAATTATGTTTGTAGAGTTGGAAAAAAAGAATACTTTATAAACATAAATGAAGCAATAAAAGAAATACAAAGAGTATTTTCAAAAATACAAAAAGGTAGTTTTAATATACCTAGTGGAAAAAACATGAATTACATCTGTAAGTATTGTCACATCAAAGAAAAGAATTTATGTGAAGGTGCTGATGTGCAATCGTGGAGAAATAGTTACACAGAAAACTTTGATTGGAAAAGAGGGAAATAAATGAAACTAATACAAATAGGTGAAAAGAAATTATATTGCTTAGACAAAGGAGATAGAAAGTTATATTTCTCATATGAAGTGCCAATAGCTTATGTTATAGATGATGTAGTACATGTAACGTCACAAAGATTTACACCAACTACATCAAAACATAAAAGTCTAATAACAAATAAATTAGAAGATGGTAAACTCAATATAGTAGAAGATAGAAATTTATTTAATCAAATGGTGAGTTTATATTTCTAACAGGAGGGTTTAATGAAACTTTTGACGGATGAATTTTTAGCAAAATACCCAAACCAACCAAATCATATGAATCAATTAGCAAGTTTTGTATTTTATAGAACTTACTCACGATTCAATAAGGATACAAATAAAAGAGAAACATTTAAAGAAGCAATTGCTAGAGCAGTAGAATACAACATGCAAATAGCAGTAAAAGAGTGGGAAGATAAGAAAATAACTCCACCAATTGAAAAGATTAGAATTGAAGCTGAAACTCTGTTTGATAACATATTCAACCTAAGACAATTCCTTTCAGGAAGAACTCATTGGGTTGGTGGAGCTAAAGAGGGAGTTGCGAATCTATTTCCAACAGCTAATTTTAATTGTGCATTTACTGAAATAACATCATGGAAAGATATAATAGAAGTATTTTATTTACTTCTAGTAGGAACTGGTGTTGGAATAGGTTGTACAAAAGAAAACGCTGATAAGCTTCCTCCGATTCGTAGAAACTTTAAAGTAATTCACTCTGATTATAATCCAATAGCACCTGAATTCAGATTAGAGCATACTAAATTTGAAGTACTAGAAAATGGTTATGCAAAGATGTATGTAGGAGATAGTAAGGGTGCTTGGATTAAATCACTTGAATATTTCTTTGAAGTGATAACAAATCCTGTATATGAAAATATACACACTATAAAGATATCTTACAATTCAATTAGACCTAAAGGTGAAAGACTTAAAACTTTTGGTGGAACAGCAAGTGGTCATGAAAGTTTAAGAGATATGTTTATAGGAATTGAAAAAGTTATTAGAGATGAATTTGATGCTTATATAGACGAAATGCGTGAATCAAGTATTAAACAACTATACAAAGTTAGACCGATTCATATAATGGATATATGCAATCTTATAGGTAATAACGTTGTAGTTGGGGGTCGGGGATAACTTATGCCCTCAACTTTAAAAAATACTTTCCTAATTCGTGGAAACTCCTAATAGGACAATCACGAGCTAAGTTATAAATACCAATAATAAAATAAAGGAGGTGAGGATATGCAAAGAATATGGGTGGATATAGTTGGATATGAAGGAATATATAAAATAAGCAACGATGGTTTAATAAAGAAAAAAGAAAAATTAATGAAAACGAGAGTTTTACGTGGATATGAAACAATAGGTTTGACTAAGAATGGAGTGCAGAAAACAAAGCCAGTACACAGGCTTGTAGCAGAAGCTTTTATACCTAACAATGAAAACAAAAAAGAAGTGAATCACATTGACGGAGATAAATTGAATAACAATACTAATAATTTAGAATGGGTAACAACAAGTGAAAACAGCTTGCATGCGTTCAAATTAGGATTAAGGAAAGTTAGTGATGGTGGTAGAAGTAAAAAAGTAAAACAAATATGTCCAAACACTAACAAAACAATATGTGTATATCCGTCACTTAGATATATAGAGAAAAATACAAGTTTTTTAAGGAAAGAAATTTCCTTGGCTTGTAGGGGTAACTATCTATACAAAAATTATTATTGGAAATTTATATAAATGTCTAACGACTATCGAAAGCATAGGGTAAAACCGAAGAAGCGAGTAGAGTACAGCCAAGTTATTGGGTAAGCAATCAAAGTGGAATGGCTTTGAGATAAGTCTTTTAAATGGAAACGGAGAGCCTACTGAAAAGTAGTGAAGATATAGTCTGAACTGCATAGTAATATGCAGAAGTTCATAAGAGAACTGGCAAGAAGTAGCGAATCTTGTTGAACATATTGGTAAGAAGAACAGCAGAAATATTCTTATTTGATGTGGATGATTATGAATGTATGTTTGCAAAGTATGGAATTAATGGAATTTGGAATGAAGAAAAACATTTAGATGTAATAGAAAAAGCAGAAAAACTTGGATTAAATGTTGATTTGCTTAAAGAAATGAAGTTAAACAATCCAAATATAAAACCACTTCATTCAAGAAGAATGTCTAACAATTCTATACGATTCACAGAAAAACCTTCTCAAGAAGTGCTTGATTTGATATTTGCACTTATCAAAGGAGAGGGAGAACCAGGATTTGTTAATATAGAATCAGCTTTGAAACGTAGACCTAACGCAGTTGGACTTAATCCATGTGGAGAAATACTTCTTGATTCTAAAGGACTTTGTAATCTAACAACTGTAAACGTATCAGCGTTTGTAAAGGAAAATGATGGAGTTCCAATATTAGACTTCTCAGGACTTGCTCAAGCACAATCACTTTCAACAAGAGCAGGTATAAGAATGACTTGCTTAGACTTAGAACTTGAAGATTGGAATAAAGTTCAAAAGAGAGATAGACTTATAGGTTGTTCTTTAACTGGTTGGAAAGATGCTATGGATAAACTTGGATACAGTAAAGAGCAAGAAGAATCACTTCTATCAGCACTTAGAGATATAGCTCATGAAACTGCTCAGCTTTATTCATACACTTTAAGAATACCAATGCCACTTCTAGTAACTACAATAAAACCTGAAGGTACTTTATCTCAAGTAGCAAATGGTGTATCAAGTGGACTTCATAAGTCATATGCAAAGCATTACATTAGGCGAATCAGAATAAATGCAAATGACCCACTTGTAGAAATGGCTAAAAGATTAAATTGGACTATCTCTCCTGAAGTGGGACAAGAGTTAGAAACTGCTAGTACACTTGTAATAGACTTTCCAGTTAAATCAAACGCTTCTAAAAGAGAAGATGATTCAGCAGTTGAACAACTTGATAATTATTTTATGTTCCAAGAATATTATACAGACCACAATTCATCAAACACTATATATGTAAAAGATGATGAATGGGATGAAGTTCAAAGTAAAATAATGAGTGAGTGGGATAACTTTATAGGAGTATCATTCTTATCATATGATGGTGGAACATATCAACTTGCTCCATATGAGGAAATAGACGAGAACACGTTTAATTCGCTTTCTAAGAGCATGAAGGATTTCGACATAGATTTACTCCATCAAATAGAGAAAGACCTCTCTAAAGAGAATATAGAAGCTATGGAAGATGTTTCAAGCATGGAAAGTTGCTCAAATGGAGTTTGTCCCCTACGGTAGATATCACATTACGTTAATTAAATCGGAGGTAATATAATGAGTAAAAGTTTTGGAATTGCATTTGAAAAAGTTGGAGATAAGTTTAGAGTACACAAATCAGAAAAACCAACTGTAGATAGAGATGATAAGATAGAAATAGATGGGAAGAAATATTATGTAAGTGATATTAAACTTCCAGTAAGAGCAGATAAAAGAAGTGCAGGATATGATTTCTTCTTAGCATCTGATGTGGAAATACTTCCTGCACAAAAGACTATAATATTTACAGATGTTAAAGCTAAAATGCCTGATGATGTAGTGTTAGAACTTTATATACGTTCATCACTAGCTGTTAAACAAGGTTTAATGCTTAGTAACAGTGTAGGTATTATAGATGCTTCTTATTATTCTAATCCTGATAATGATGGAAATATAGGAATAGCAGTTGTTAACACATCAGGAAAAGCTATAAAGCTTTCTAAAGGTGACAGAATAGCTCAAGGAATATTTAAACCTTATTTCTTAACAGATGAAGATTCAGTACTAGATGAAGAAAGAAAAGGTGGATTTGGTTCATCAGGTAAATAATATATAGGAGTGGAAACACTACTTTTTTTTAAGGAGGAAAATAAATGAAAATAACAAGTGATGTTTCAAAACTACAAATACTAAAAGAATATGGATATGAAAATCCAAATGAAAACACTTGGTATAAAGTGTTAGAGAGCGATGGAGAAGTTGATATAGAAATAATAATAAACCCATGTGTAATAAAAACAGAATCAAATTTAATAATTAATACAACAATGAATGGAGATGATGAATTATATAGTTTAGATATATCTATTGATATAAATCAAATTATTAAAGAAATTGATTTATTGAGATTATTAGGAATATTTGTTTAACGTTTAGTAAACACGTAATAACCAATTAAAATATTTCAAATAACCGAATCAAAGAAAGATTAAATATTACAATTATGTTACAAATTAAAAAAACATTTGACATGATTTACACATGATGTGTATAATGTCTTTAAAGGTTTTATATTTTCCTGAAGTGAAACGGAAGGGAAATAAACAGCTATGCTGTTTGAAGTATCTTTGAAAAAGATAAAGTAATAATAAGTTATAATAACTTCTGCTAAAGTTATAATAAATAAGTCTATGGCATAGACTACCTCCATTTTCCCTTAATTGTGATATAATACAGTTAAGGGTTTTTAATTTCAGGAGGTTAATAATGGCAAAAAAGAAATGTGACGATTTACACAGATTTGAAGTAAAGTCAAAACAACATAAACTACATTTAGCAATACCAATAGTACCTAGTGTTAATCATATGTATATAAACACTAAGCGAGGTGGTAAGAAGTTATCAAAGAAAGCTGAAGATTATGTAAGAAAATCAAGAGCAATGATTAATCTTTATGTAGAAAGACAAAACTGGAAAAGATTAAGTAATGGATTTTGGTGTTACGTAGATATTTATGTTTATATGCCTGATAAGCGTATCAGAGATTCACACAATATGATTAAACTTCTAATGGATGTTATGCAAGGTATTGTGTTTGAAAATGATTATTACGCTTGTCCACGCATACAGAGTGTCGAATTCGACAAAGATAATCCGAGGGTTGAAGTTGTTGTTACACATCAAACCGATTCGGAAAGAAAGAAACATTTAAAAGCAGTTTCAGCATAGTAATATAAAATACAAAGATAATAGGTTGAGAAAGCGAGGTAAATTTGTGGAACTAGAATATGTTATATATGTAAAATTAGAAGATGGTAGTAAGGAAGAGATA